CGCTACCAGTTTAACCATAACGGATCTGCCTACAAGCGCCACTGGACTTGAGGCGGGGACACTGTATAATGATGCAGGTACAGTAAAGGTAGCATAATGGCTTTATTTGGTGATTTAGGAAAAGCGTTAGGACTGGGCAGCGGCGAGGATCTGCTGCCACTTATTGGTACTGCGGCTGGGTTCTATTTTGGTGGGCCTCTGGGCGCGTCCATTGGATCTGGTATTGGTAGTCTAGCAGGTGGTAAGTCAGTCAATGATGCGCTAACCAATGCTGCACTGGCCTATGGTGTAACATCATTCTTGCCAGCGAACATGTCACAGTCCGGTAATCAGAGCTTTTTAAACCAGAAGATTTACGGCGATACAGCGGCTAAAACTCTGGCAGAAACTGGTATTCAGCAAGCACCAATTACTGTAGCTGAAGCTGCTAAATTAGCCCCCGAGGTAAGCGAGTACGGCACAGAGATGATTGATCTCGCAGACAAAAGTTCTACTAGTATATTTGATTCAGCTTTAGATTTTATGGGAGACAATAAGTTGCTTACAGCCAGTGTTGGCTCTGGAATATTAGGGCTTCTGGGAGAAGAGCCAGAGGACGACACAAAAGAGCGCCCGTATGCTGGCGGCGAGGCGCATAAAGTAGCCTATCAGGGTGTAGAATATGATTTACGAAATCCTGATGATATCCGTGCATACAAAGAAGCTAAGATGGAAACACAAAGACCAGACTTTAAGTATGATGTAGACTCGGTGTATGCTAAACACGGTGGTGCTATGTACGAACACGGCATAGAGCATCCCGCAGAACGAGGTGATTACACTGGTGAGGTAGCAGGTGCAGGAACTGGGACATCTGATTCTGTCCCGGCGTGGCTTTCTGACGGAGAGTTCGTGCTAACAGCCAAGGCTGTTAAAGGTGCGGGAGGCGGAGATAGGGATATCGGAGCAGCCCGAATGTATGATATGATGGCAGAATTGGAGGCCACAGCGTAATGGCAACACAAACACAAGAAGTTACCCAACGGCTAGCACCGTTTCAGGAAAAGTTTCTTGAGGATATCTTTGCACAAGCATCGGCCCTCAAAGGTACAGGCATGCCTTATGCGCCGCAGCAGCTTGCTGGATTGTCGGCAGAACAGCAGCAGGCCATTGGTCAAGCCACATCAGGAGTAGGCGCATATCAGCCATACCTTCAGGCAGCGCAACAATATGCAGCGCCGGGCGGTGTCTCACAGTTCTTCAATCCTTATGAGAATCAAGTTGTTCAACAGACTATGCAAGACATTGGTCGCGCTGGTCAGATGCAGCAACAGCAGCTTGGGGCACAGGCCGTAGGTCAGGGTGCCTTTGGTGGATCTCGCGCAGCAGTAGCTGGTGCAGAACTAGGCCGTGCTACAATGGAGCAGCAGGCTCGGTCAGCAGGGCAGCTTCGTCAGCAGGGCTACTCACAGGCGCAGCAGGCAGCACAAAACGCAGCGCAGTTGCAGGCTGGTCTTGGCGCACAAGCACAGCAAATGGGTGTGCAAGACATCAATACATTGCTTGGCATTGGTGGTCTTACACAGCAGACATCGCAGCAGGGTCTGGATGTCGCTCGTCAGAATTTACTTGCCCAGCAGTCTATGCCGTATCAAGAGATTGGCTTCCTGTCAGACATCTTCCGTGGTGTGCCTGCATTGCAGCAGACAACATCTTCTACCACCACACCGCCACCAAGCACAATGTCACAAATTGCAGGTCTTGGTATCGCGGGCCTCGGTGCCTACGGAGCATCGCAGCAAGGCGGTGGGTTTATGAACTGGCTTAGTGGGGGTAAATAAATGAACCCGTTATATCGCAGAATGTTTCAGCAACCCGGCATGTCTAGACAGCCTAGGGGTATTCTTGCTTCGTCTCCTGAGTTAGCAAACGTAGCAGCGCAGCGTCAACCTGTGCGTATGGCTGATGGCGGGATAAATACAGTAAGCCGTGGCTTAATACCTGACCTGCTTTCTAGGTATGCCACTCAAAGTGTGGCTGGTAGTGGAGATGCAAACGAAAGAGCGTTTAGATCTACAAGTGGTGTGATCCCTTTAGCCATTGAAAGTTTAGCTAACAGATTTGCTGCGCCGGACGTTTCTGGTAGCGCGGATCCGAACGAAAGAGCGTTTCGTACTGGAGAAGTAACCCCTGAACTTGGAAACATATCTGAGAAACTTTTGAATGTTTTGCGTAAGTACCCAAAATCTGGCTTTGCCAGAGGTTTTCTGGAGGATCTTTTTGGTAGATCGAAAGAAGAACAGGATGCTGTTGCCGATAAGCTTGAGCAGCAAGCACAGGGTAACTCTGGTATTTCAAGTCTAGAGCCACTAGCTGGTCTATACGAAGAAGGCATGAATGTTCCTAATAATGTGGTTGACGCAGCAGTAGCAGAATCTACGCCGCAGGATAAATATGCAGACAAAGGAAGCCTGCCTTCAGAACTTACCACAGGTGTGATGTCTGGTGGTGCTCCTAGATTTAACCCAGATGGCATGTCCTCGCAGGAGGACCTTGGTCGTGGATCCAGAGAATCAGATCTTATGGGCTCAAAAGATGACACTCAGTTCTTTGGCCCCGGTGAGATATTAAGCAATGAGATTGTTGACTTCGAGATTAACCCGAACAAAAAAGATGCGGGTGACGACGTTGAAGGTCAAAATGAAAAAGGTCCAAAGGTTTCAAAACCAGCGATAGATATTGAACAGCCCGACTTTGAGTGGGCATCTCTTGCTGCTGATGACCCAGAAGAAGCTATGGGCATGCTGGCTAAAGCTCAGAGCAGCGACTCGGGTGATGGCAAAAAAACAGAAAAAGATAAAGCTAAAGAAACGGACAGCATTCTTAATATTAAAAGTATTAAAGAGCGCAAAGAATTTTTGCGGGAACTTCTGGGTGAAAGTAAGGCCAAGGATATTCGCACTGACGCGAACTACAACCTCATGATGACTGGTCTTATGATCGCTGCCGGGGAAAGCCCAGATGCAATGACCAACATTGCTAAAGGTCTGGCTGGTGGTCTTAAAGGCTACGGGGATGCAGCCGGTGAGGAGGCACAAGCCGAGCGAAAGCTTGATCGTGAGCTTGGGCTGCTTGCCTATCAGGATGTTGAGAAGCGCGAAGCAGCAGATCGTGCAGCAGATGCAGCAGAGAAATCCGAACTTAGGAAAATTGAGGCAGCAGCCACAGAAGCGGACAAGCAAAGAGTTTTCCTTATGTCACAAAATGCTTTGTCATTCTTGAACAAAAAAGAACTTGCTGAACTTGGTTTTACAAATCAGTTAAAAATTGCTGAACTTTCTACAAACTCTCGTGAGCTTATTGCTGAACTTGGCAGAGAAAATCAAAAGGCCATTGCCAAACTTCCTAAAGGAGAAATAGCAGGATTGCTTGAAATTTTCGAGGGTGACAAGGAAGGTGTCAAAGCTTATCTTGAAAGAAAGAAAAGCACTTCAGGGCCGCAGGCCAAGTCTGGGGAAAGAAAAGCAGATGACTTGGAAGAACTGATTACTAAGGATGAAAGCCGAATTAGGCGTATTAGAGGTGAGTTGCAAAAACGTATTGGAAGAAAGCCAACCGAAGCTGAGATTCAAAACGAAATTAGAACCATAGCAAGGGCGGGTATAGCAGAGTTTTTACCCAAGACTGACGACGGTGACACAAGCGATACCCCGGGTGGTTTCACGGTCACTAAACAAAAGTAGGGGGCGAACAATTGGCTACTTATGAAGTCAAAGGGCCTGACGGTGCTACCTATAAAGTAGAGGGACCTGACGGTGCTACCGACGCTCAAATAATAGACGCGGTAAAAGCACAGATTGCAGGCGAAGAAAAAGTTGAGGAGCCTACGCTTCCTCAATCGGGTATCTATGCGGGTGTCGAACGAGATGTATCCACATCCGATGCTTCGCTACCTGACGAAGTAGCCGCAGAACAGTCTGTTGGCGCTAGGTTTGTTGAAAAAGTTAACGACTATGACCCAACGAAAGATGAGGGTGTAGCCCAAGAACTATTCGAGGGTATAGCTTCTGGTGTCATTGGCATCGGTCAGGGAATTGGAGAGCTTGGTGCGTCCGCCGTTGATGTAGTAGCAGACACGGACTACTCCACTGCCGTTACTAAAGGTGCTCAAGAGCTAAGAGAAGAGCTTGGCATTGACCCCGTGGGTCTTGTTGGCAAGGGCGCAGAAATCATTACACAGTTCGTTGTACCGGGAGCTATGGCTGTTGGCGCAGTGAGCAAGCTTGGAAAAGCAGGAAAGTTTTTAAACTATCTGTCAGGGAAAATTGGCGGGAAGACAACTGCGTTTAGCCCCACTAAGTTGGGCAGGTTGAGCGAAGCTGCTCGTAAAGGCAAGGCTGGGAAGTTGGTTGGGGCCGAGGGTAAGCTCACAAGAGGTCAGAAGTTTGCTTTGTTGGGTCAAGAGGCGGCGGCTCTTGGAGTTACTGAATTTGTCGTTGCTACTGATGGTATTACAACTATAGGTGATTTTTTTGAGGGCGGTCCAACACAGACAGACAGAGAAGTTGGACTAAGCGGGAGAGAAGAAGCTCTTCGTAAGCTCGGGAATAAATTTTCAAGCGCAGCAGAAGCCACTGGCATTGGAGTTGTTGCTCCTCCGGTTCTTAGCGTCATAGGGTCCACAGCATCTACGGCGTTAAGGGTTGACCCAAGAGATTTAGGGAAGGTAGCTGTAGCCAAAGCCACTGGTAAAACTGTGCCTGCAAAAGATATTCGTCCGGGCATTGCCCCTGTAGCCGCGAGATTCGCATTGGATAAAGCAGGGAAAGTTGGATCTTATTTTGATGAACTTGAGAATGCTCGTAAAGGGGGTCAGGCGCTTACCAAACCTAAAGCTTTTTTAGCGGATCTTTTGGCTGGCCTACGGTATAGAGGTTATCTACCGGAAGAAGCCGCTGAAGTACGAGCATTGATTGAAGGTATGACTGAAGCTGACATAAGGACAGCCACTATTACTTTGAACCGAATTGAACAAAATTTAAATGACAAGGTTCTTTCTAAGTACGCATCTAAGGGTGCAGACGATACCGACTTAGCTCGTCAAAGTTTCTTCAATAAAGTCGAAGACTTTATGACTGCTCCTACAAAGGAAGCAAGAACAACTGCTTTTCAAAACTTACCTGACTGGGCTAGAACTGATGTCTCTTCTATGAGGCAGCAAGTAGACAACCTGTCTAAAGACCTTCTTGAAAGCGACTTTATAAAAAAGATGGATGGAGTGCTTGGGCCGGATGGCAAGAAAACACTGGGTCAGTCGGCAAGAGAAGCTATCAATCGAAACTTAAACTCATATCTTAGACGTAGGTATCGTGCGTTTGAGGATGCTAAGTACAAGGTTAGCGACGAAAATCTTGCTATTGGTGTAGAAGGTTTTAAAAAAAATAAATCTGACACGGTTCACGAGTTAGTAAAAATACTAAAGCAAGCAGAAAACCCTGCCAGTCCCTTGTACAAGCTAGACAACGGCAAGCCTATGTTTACAGAAAAAAACTTAGGGATTATGAAAAATGACAGAGGAAAGTATGTACTAACAAAAAAGAATCCCACTGATAAACAGGCACGTTTAGCGGCTGAAAATTTCTTGGGTCGTAAAACTTTAAAGAACAGGACTAATCTGTCAGGAACTATGCTGGGCAGAAGCAGCAGGGCGCAAGAGTTTAGTCTTGATCCAAAGCTATTTCTAAGCAGGTCTAATATTAAAGACTACCAAAGAGCTTTGCTTGGTGAGATCAAAGATCCTAAAGAACAGTTTTTGGGGACGATAGCTGACATCTCTCAGTTTAAGGCTGTAGACAAATACTTTGGAAGAATCCGACAGTTGGCTACAGAAACGACTACGGATGCAAAAGGGAAGATAGTAAAAAAGAACCCGGGCATAGCTAAACTATTTAGAGATCTTGATGCGGAAGGTATAACAACTCAGGCTCAAAGGGAGCAGGTAGAAAAGCAGGGGTATAAAATACTCGGTGGTGCAACAGACAAGAAGAACCCTTTACTAAGCTCAACGTGGGGTTCTCTTGAGGGCTTTGCTGTGCCCGAAGCCATCTACGGCGACATGACCCGTCTTGTTCTTTCAGACGATGGACTGATACCAAATATAATTAGGTACACCTACGGCAATTTTTTGAAAGCCAAAGGTGCGTCACAGTATGCTAAGACTGTGCTTGCTCCCACAACACAGGTAAGAAACGTAACAACAGCTAGTTTGTTCGCAGCTATGCAAGGAAATATCGGAAGAGGTGCAAACTTAGAAGAGTCAATCCGACTTGTGTTTAACGACATTAAAAAACTCCCTGAAGAACAAGCTGCGGAACAATTGGCAGAGCTTCAACGTCTGGGTGTTATTGGATCACAGGCAGAACTTAAAGAAATTAAAAGCTTAATATCTCAGGGCGTAGGTGTTGACGCCAAACGAGGTGCGCGTCAGTTTGGTAATAAGTGGACTGACAATCAGTTGGGGGCTTTTGTCAGTAAGACAGGTAAGTTTGCAGAAAATCTTTATCAGGGTGGAGACAACGTCTGGAAAATATACAACTATACTTTTGAGCTAAATAAATTAAAGAATGCTTTAAGTAAGGCTCCAGTAGAAGAACAGGTAGAGTTTTTAAGCAAGGGTCGGGGTCTTCGTGAAGGACAGACCGTAGAAACTTTGTTTAAAGAAGAAGCTGCACGAATTGTTCGCGACACCGTGCCAAACTACAACCTTGCCCCAAAGATAATTAAGCAGCTTCGAGGCTTGCCAACTGGTAACTTTATTGCCTTTCCAGCGGAGATTGTTCGTACTGGAACAAACAGTATCGCCAGAGCTTTAGAAGAAATGGCATCCAACAGCGCAGAAATACAGAAGATTGGTCTTCGCAGGATGACTGGTATTATTGGCACAACATATGCTGCTCCAACTGCTCTATACACGATGGCACAGGAAATTACAGGTATCACCGACGAGCAAATGGCTGCTCTTAAACGATCTCTAGTACCTGACTGGGAAAAAAATGCCTTGTTGATTCCAACAGGTAGAGATGAGCACGGAAGAATTAAGTATGTAAACTACAGCTATTCAAACCCATATGATCTTGTTGGCAAGATAGCTCAAGCAGCGCTAAACGACTTTGAAGCTAATCAAAGAAGAGGAAAGGACATCGGAACCTCTGTCGCTCTAGGCACCTTTGGTGCTCTAGAAGAATTCTTTACCCCATTTCTAGGCGAATCAATGATGATGGAAGCTTTGACAGATGTGACTGTTAGACAAGGCGAAAGAAAATCAGGGGTTTCAGTGTACAATAAAGAAGAGTCAGCCGGAGAAATTGCGTCTAAAAGCTTCGCTCATGTATTTAATACTCTTCTGCCTAGCGCTTTTCCGTTTAAACTTAAAGGCACCACAAGCTTTGAAGCACTTCCTGTAACTATTGCACCTAGCGATTCAATTCGGGGACTTGTGGCAGCATTGGATGTGGAAAATTTATCTGATATTTCGGTAAAGGACCGTCAAGGACTTGAGGTCGACTTCACAAAAGAACTGTCTGGAGCGTTATCTGGTATTGTTGAGAATTCTTTAGACGTACCCACGGGGCTTATGTTTAGGGGGTATGAGTTTGGAAAGTCTAGAAGTAGGTCGCAGGGCATCCTGAATAGTGTGGCAAGACAGAAGAATGTCAGAGCATCTGACATTGTTAATGCTTACAAGTCTGCAAACGAAGCTAGGTTCAGGTCTTACAACGAGATGCGTAATGTCGTACTAGATATGAGAACCGCTGGACTTGATGATATAGCTATCGAAGAGGCGCTACAAAAAGCTAAAGTTGGAGACATTGGTGAGATTATGGAGGGCGAGTATATTCCAATGAAGCTTTCCGACGAGATGAAAAAGAACATTGATGAAAATGATAACTTCGACAAGTTAGATGAAGCAATGAATGTTCTGGATTCTTATATTGATGAGCAGTACGACAGAAAGTATACTGTTGCCGAGGATCCTGAAGTGGATGATCCACGAGAAGAACCTAGTACCTCGAACCTCGGACCTTTGTCTCAGGCACCACAACCACAACCAGTTGCTGCAACCACACCTCCTCCTGTGGTGGCGCAAGCGGGTCCTGCTACAGCCCCTTCGGCGGGACCCGCACAAACTTCAATGGCTAATGCTATAACACTGCCTAACCCACAAGACCAGCTATTGGCAGCAAGGTTACGAGGACAGCAATGAACAAAGATCAGCTAAGAGAAGAGCTTGCAGAAGACGAAGGCTGCAAGTTTGAAATATATTTAGATCATTTAGGTCTACCAACTTTCGGAATCGGAGCGCTCATTAAGGAGCACGATCCAGAATACGGTCAGCCTGTTGGTACGCCCGTGTCGGAAGATCGGGTGCGTAAACGCTTTAATCTTGATATCGCTGTGACGATCGAAGACTGTCAGGTTTTGTATGATGACTTCGACGATCTGCCGGAAGAAGCACAGCTAGTGATCGCGAACATGATGTTCAATATGGGAAGACCACGACTCAGCAAGTTCAAGGGCATGAAAGCTGGGGTCGATGCCAGAGATTGGGAACGCGCAGCCGACGAAATGGTCGAATCGAGGTGGCATGATCAGGTCCCGAACCGCGCAAAGCGTTTGGTTAAGCGAATTCGCGATCTCGCAAAAGCCTGAAATCATTAGATAAAAACATCGATTCTCGTCGACCTCAGTATCGATGACCGTAGCATTATACCTCGAAGTCGCTGAGATTTGACGTTTTAGTCTTGATCCCGGGGACTTTGTCGCATCGAGCGCCGTTTACTGTATAAAGGTTCTTGACCCTAGGATCTTCTTCTATACTTTGCGCCATTTCAGACGACCGTACATTGCACTGGCCCATCGTTTCGTATGGCCCTCGTAAATCTTTTAGTGCCGTACACTCGCCGGGTAATGAAACCAAACAAATTAGTATCATAGCTTCAAACATCTTTGTTCTCCATCTCAGGATCACATGTTTCACCCTGACAGCAGTCATCTATAACTTGATTACATTCAAAGCACTGCTCATGCCCGTGGACATAAATAGTGCGTAACTTATTTCCGCAGCGCGGACAGTGGACTGGCTTGTTGTTCATCCTACTTCCCCCCAATTGTCGCCTAGTTCGGCGTCTACTTCAAATGGCACGTTAAGATCCGGAACGCATGTTGTCATGATTTCGACGATACGGTCAGCCTGTTCCTTTGATTCTACACTGAAGCACAGTTCATCGTGAACCGTTAACATCGGAACTAGGCCCTCGGCAAAACAATCAACCATCGCTTTCTTTGTTTGGTCGGCACTCGAACCTTGGATCAATTTGTTTAGAGCCTTATATGTAAAGGCGCGTCTAATCATCCCCCTGCCGCCATATTCTTTTATGGCTTCTTCAAGACGCATAGCTTTGTTGAAGCCAAAAGACCTAGGTTCCCACATATCAAAGCGGCACTTACGCCCCAGCCACGTTCTAATACTCCCGACGCTTGAAGCACGGTTCGAGGTCATGTCAGCTATGCCCTTAACAAACGGTACGTTCTCGTGGTACTTCGCCAGAAGATCTTTTGCTTCTTCCTCGTTGATGTCCATTACCCCTGCTAGCTTCTTGCGCCCCATGCCGTACATGATACCAAGGTTAACAGTCTTCGCATCCTTGCGGCTAATGCCTGCCATGTCAGCAACCATCTGGTGGAAGTCAGCATTGCCTTCTTTGTATGCGTTCACAACATCGTCAATCTGTGGATGCCTGTGAACTCCTGTGACTTGAGCGCAGTAATGTGCAAGCCAGCGTGGTTCTTGTGAAGCATAGTCAAAACTTCCCCACTTGGTGCCTTCTTCTGGTATAAATAACCCACGGATCATGCCTTTGATTTCTGGATCTCTGGCAGGGATTTGCTGTAGGTTGGGGTTGCTCGAGGAAAATCTTCCAGTTACAGTACCACCATCATCAGAACGAAGGGCATTGAAGTCACAATGAATGCGTCCATTATGAGAATGCTGAAGGATCGTCTCAACAAAGGTTGTATTGGCTTTGTTAAACTCGCGAAGCTTTACAATCTTCTGCGCTATTGGGTGAGTGTGGTTCGAGAGAAACTGTTTTGTAAAGGACGGAGCCTTCGAGTTTTCTGTCCGGGAATACGACACGCCAATCGCGTCGAACGCCTTTGCTATCGATGTCGCAACCCAAGGCTCAACGAAGATGCCAGTCTCTTCCTTTATTTCTTTAAGTAAAAGATCTTCACGCTGCTTCAGATCTTTCTTAACCTGCTCTGCCTTGTCTATGTCCACCCGAACACCGCGTGTCTTCATCTCAAACAGGACTGGTAGTAGATCAGTCTCTAGCTGGAAGATCGAGGATACTTCTTCCTTGATGATCTCCGGACGTAGCCGATCCCACAGGCGAAGGGTAACAGCCGCATCTTGCTCGGCGTACTTACCAACGAACCTAGCTGGTAGTCTCCACATACCTGACTTTGGATCGACACCATACATTGCTGCCGCTGCCCGCAACATCTTCTCATTCTTGTTCTCGGCCAGATATTCTTTAGCCAAGGAGTTCAAATTGTAGAACCGACGGTTCTCGTTAATCAGAGGCGCGGCTATCATTGTGTCGATAATCGGACCTTGGACCTCGATCCCTGCCCAGCGCATCCAGCCCAGATCATACAACGCATTGTGCATGACCTTCTCAATGTTAGGTGTAGCCATCTGTTTCTTTAGCCAGTTGACCACTGTCTTCTCGGGAAGGTTGCCACCACCTTCGTGGCGTACAGGAAAGTACCCTACAAAATCCCCAGCAGCCACAGCATACCCGATGACATATCCGTCATTGCGGCACCAGCCCGGCCCCAACGTCATAAGGTTCGGGTCGCATGTTTCCAAGTCAATTGAAATACGCTCACAGTTTGTAAGATCTGGGAAAGAAGACGGCGGTGCCCAGTCATCTTCGTCAGTAAAACCGAGAGCGGCTTCCTTGACATCGATGTCCAGTAGATTCATCTGATACTCACGCATTGTCTTCCTCCAGCAACGATTCCCAATTATTGAACATAAACAAAGGTGTGTCTGGCCCCACATATGCCCCAAAAGTATTGTACTCTAAAAACTCCATAGCCTCGGATCTGGTCATGTCCTTGGCAAGAATGTCTATGCACATATCAACATCATAGACCAAGCGAAAATGTCCTGTCGCAATGTCATGAGTTGCCCCAATAATGGCCTTATCCAGCCCGTCAGCTTTCATCATTTGCTATCTCCCCACCAAGCGCAGCATAGCCAATGATATCCACCCAAGAGTCGTCCTTGCTTGTGTCCTCTGCAAGTCTAGCCAGCTTGAGGCCAATCATACAAGCCACTACATCTTCCGGCGTAATTGCATGAACCAGCTTCTTCTCCAAGAACACATTCCAGATGGCAGCGATCCGCTCGTGGTTCATCTTAGCAGGACCATACTCCTTGGCCCTCGGACCGTTGATTAACTCTTCGGCCTTACTGAGGAAGTCTTCTCTAGTTTTCATAATGCAAATCCATACTGTGTTTGAGGTTCAATAATATGCAACGATTTCTTGGCGCGAGTAAGCCCAACGTAGAACGTCCGAACCTCGGCGTCCTGATCCTCGCTATTCGCGCATGCTCGTGATGAATCTAAGAGAAGGGCGACGTTATCCGCCTCGCCACCTTTTGCTTTGTGGATCGTCGATATCTTGATCCTCGGCGTCCCCGTCAAAATAGACTCGCCCATACGCCGTACTGACGAAATGTATATTCTCTCGTTCTCCGACACTTTCAACACTTCGTGCCACGGTGTCTCCGCAGTCGCGGATAGGGAGCACTGGTCTTGAATATCGGTTAGCGTGTAGGTTAGTTCGGGATCTAAGCTTGCGAGGGCTTTCCTGCCAGATCTGGTAATAACGGTAGCCGTTAATAGGGGCGATAGTTTTTTTAATTCTTGTGCCGACAGATGCTGTTGCTTGCATAGCTTTAACCATACCTCGATTCCGGTGAGAACATTTGGGGAAATGGACCAACCGGAGCCTTCACGCCAAAACAGGAATCCTTGCTCTTTAAGTGTGGTTGCGATTCTGTTGGCAATGAAATTGGTGCGGGCTAGGATTAGCCACTCTCCGGTTGTTATGTCCACATCAAGGATATCACGATGCCACACTACGGAGCCAGTTTCATCTGTTGGTTTCCAGAACTTTTTTTGTCTGGTAGCTAGCTGTTTTACCAGAGAATCCGCTATATTATGCACTGATATAGGCAAACGATATGACTTATCCAATATGATTTTGTTGTCTGATGCGTTGAGAAAATCCCTCACATCCACACCCATCCAAGAGTAAATGCACTGGTCATCGTCTCCCGCGTAATACACGCGCTTTGACTTAGGTTTTATAACGTCATGAATCATTCGCCACTGCAATGGGACCAGATCCTGTGCCTCGTCTACAATCAGGACATCGAACTGGGGACAGTGACCTTGGGTGATAAAGTCCTCGATCATGTCCACAAAGTCGACCTTGTTTGTTTCTTTCTTGTAATCCCTAAACACCTGATCCACTAGCTTTAGCTGCTGAAAATGAAGCCGCTGGTCTGCTGTTTTTGAGAACTGCTCCTCAAGAGTACAATCAGTAACTCTAGCTATCTGAATCATAGACAAGTACGCATCGCCGCTTCTTCCCGGGCTAAACAAAACACCGTCCTGCATTGACACTGAAGAGTTCGCGGTAAACTCAAGACCCAACAACTCACCTATACGCGAGTAATCAGGTCCCTGAAGGACCCTGTCTTTACTTAATCCAAGACATTGATAAGCAAACGAATGAAGAGTGCGAAACCAAACCATCTGATCCGCATTCATGTTTAGCTTAACCGAAGCCCTAGTACGCGCTTCCTCTGCTGCTTTACGAGAGAAAGATACGAACGCAATATCATGCGGCTTGGTGCCACTGGTTAGCTCGTCCTGAACAATCTGAATAAGACGAGTTGTCTTGCCCGTGCCCGGGGGTCCGAAGATAGTTGTTTCCATTTTAATCTACCTTCTCAAAAAAGTGTGGCTCAGAAACATACCCCCGAAAATCCTCTTTATAGGGAAGCTGGTCGATACAGTTGTCACAAGTATCGCCAAGCTCTAATAGCTTTATCTTGCCGTAATAAGTTTTCCAATGGTGACCACAGGTGTCACATAAAAAATAAGCTACATACATTAGAACGGCACCCCATCACCTTGGACCTCGATCCTCGGAACTTGAACCTCTCTGTTAAAGGCAGGCACCCACCACACACGAATCTGCTTGGCTTCCCCCCGCGTAGTCTTAAACCTTTTATGACCGTTTGCTGTTCCATCCCCGTTGAGCTCCTTTAACCGCTCTTGTATTTGTCCACGGCTATAGCTGTCGAAGCGCTGATTGCGAAGGAACTTCATTAAGGCTTCAATCTTGAAGTAGGTTAAGCCTTCTTCTTCTTCCGTGTAGGGCTTGCCAAGACTGATCTCTTCAGCGGATTGCGCTTGCACCCGCCCATCACAAAACGCCTCGAGAAGATCCATAAACTGGCCCTTGTAGGTTAGCTCTTCGGGAACCTCGATCTCACTCATGTCTTCCATCAATGCGCCAACAATGTTCTGCCAGTCAGCCATCTTCATCATTGGTGGCATCTTGTGTATCTGTTCCATACACGCCTTCTGGAAACGCTGCGGTGTCTGAAGATCATCTGTGTCCAACTCAACACGCTGTCCACCCACATCACAGAACCATACTGGAGGCTCTGACTTCACAACGCAAAGACCTGTCACATCAATATTGGAAACGTGGCTACCGATACCAAACTTCTTTGTTTTACAAAGTGACTTGTTGCAATAAGATTTGAGAGGCTCCTGATCACAGGGGAAGCCATACTCTTTCTTCTCATGCTGCTGCTGAATCGTCACAATCTCGGACGCTGGCAATGACGGGTTGGCAAACTTGTTGTTAATCTCTTCGAGCCTAGCCTTCCAGTTTTCTGGCTGCTCTTTCTTACAACCAACGGCTGCGGCAAACATAACTGTGTTGCGTGTACCTTCGGGTATCCCCTGTCCGAACATGCAGTTCAGACAGGGGGCCCAATCCTTAAACTCGTCGACCTGCTCACCGAATGTTAAACCAACAAAAGCATCCGGATCCACACTCCTCCTGTCAACAAGCTCAAGAAATTCCTCTAGGGACGCTGGCTCTCCGTCTTCTTTAATCGCGTAGCGGAGAGTTTGTTCCTCATCAAAGTACGGCAGGTTAATAAAGTTACCCACATCGCCACGCTCGACAAGAATCTGTTCTTGCTTTGGGAAAATCTCACAGCCGCC